TAACATCTGTTCTTTTAGCGTCTGGTAGTAATTTACCAGTACCAACATATCCTACTAAAAAGTTATTTACTATATCAATTAGTTTTACGTATTTGTAACTACCATAGTTATCTTCTACGGTTTGACCATATGCTTTTTCAGCAGGCGTAGAACCGTATTTACCACCATCTAGTATTTTTAATTGAACTACTATATACAAACCATTAGCGGGTATCGCATTGGTTGGAAAAACAATTGAATTATCTGAAATAGAAAACTCTGTAATGTATTCAGACCAAGATCCAGGAAAACCACTAGTACTAGTATACACTTTAAAATTATTTAATGCGTAGTTTTCAGCGCTAGGATTCCAATTACCTAAGTATAAATCAGTATCAAAAGTGGTGGTAAAAGTTCTATTAGCTCCATCACCTCTGAAACCTTGGGCACCTTGGTAGTATTGTTGACTAGTTTCGTTTAGTAATCCGTTATTTGGAGGTTGTATAGCCATGTTTTATATTTTTTCGTTTTGATTATCCATAGTAACTTGTTGAGCTGCGCTTTGTATTAACTGTGGATCTTTAACTATGACACCAGCATACATTAGTATTCTTAGCACTTTTTCAGTTTGCTCTGTTGGATGTAATTCAAAGTTTACAGAGCTACTAGCGTTATAAATATATTGATAAGCTGGAGCTGTTGCTGTAAAGTTCCACATTGGATTTAGTGGTTTTCTTAAATAGGTACAAGATAAGTCACTCTGTATAGTGGATGGTGATACAAATATTTGTCTGTCTTTATATCTGTAGACAGGGAAAGAAGTAGATGGTTTTGTTATAGGTGATAAATTCAATTCTAATAATTCATTAGGTTGAACATATTGAACAGGCGTTTCATCTTTATGTATAACAGTTCCTAGTTTATAAAAATCAAACTCATTGACTGTTAAGATTAAAGCTCTACCAGCTGTGGGTACGTTAGTTAAACTAAGCGTAAGACCAGATATATTCCAATCAGTAAATTCAGCTAAAGGTTGTTGAACACCATTAGCGTCTTCTAAAGTAACGCTTGGTTGCCCAGCGTCTAATTCATCTGCTGTAATAGTAGTTATTATATACTGCTGAGCTGTTGTTGTGGTAAATGTTTGAGATGTGGTGTTACCTGATACTGTTGGCACACCAAAATAAGGGCCTATGTAAGGACATGTGCCCGATTCTTGGAAGAGCGCAATTTTTTCTTGCGTATTTTTTATACGATCTGAGTATTCAGAGTCGTTGTCTGGCACACGTAATTGTTGATTTAAATCTTCAAAATAAGACTCGAATATTTCAAGCTGCACTTGTGCGCTTATTCTATTAAATTCATCAGGAGTTAAATATCCTCTTTGTTCTTTATTGAGAATAAGTAAAACTGTTTGATAAACTTGATTTACGTTTATTGCCATTTTTTATTTTTTATTAATCATAGTAATTAGGCCACTTTAAAAGTGACCTAGCTACTATAGTATTACCTGTTAAATCATTTTTTTCTCTATTGATTTAAATACTTCTACACCTTCGTCTGTTTTTAAATAAGCAGCGAAAGCTGAATAAGGATTTTCATCAAACGGAACGTTCATTAGTTTTCTACCATTAGACGCCCAGGATATTTGCCTTTGATCTTGAGACAACAAGATTATCCCAAGTTCAGCTGATCTAACCGCAAAGTTTCTTAACATTACGTTTTCATCATTAGCTAAATCTAAGAATAACTTAGGATTGTTTTTAGCAAATATTAATAAATCTCTTTTAAGTTCTTTAGAACTCATCTTATTAACCCTAGAGCCAATCTCTACTCTCATGATTGCTTCGGCTTGATCTATTTCTATATCTCTAGCAGCGTTTAATGCGTCTATTTCTATATTTAAATCAGCTAATTGATCTTGAGCGATATCTTGAGGTTTGTGTTCTAGGTATTTTTTACCTAATAAAGGGTGATATATAGACAGCATTTTTTGTAAAGCTTGTTGTTCTTTTGGAACTTGCAATACGCCATCGGTAAAAGATATATGCCCCATTGTTGCTTCACCTTTTTGTTCATCTACAAATACTGAAGCTTGATTTGTAGCATATCTCAATTCTCTTTGAGTTCCTGTTTCCTCATCAAACCATAGTAATGCATGCTTTTTTGTATGCTTGCTAGGTATTGTTAATGTTAGTGGTGAAGAGTTATCTTTTAAAAAATATCTTCTATCTTTTATTTCCCAACCAGTTTGTTGGATTTTTTCATTTTTTGCCATGATATAATATAATAAAATTAATAAAAGTAATAATTACCCCCGTTGATATAACGAGGGTAAGAATTACATTAATGTACTAGATACCTTTGAATAATACAAAGTTGTTTCTAGCTTGTGTTACTAAGCATCTTTCAGATAAGAAGTTAACTTCCATTGCATCTAACGTAGAAGTAAATGCACCACCAACTGAACCAGTTAGCCATGATTTCATTCGTCTGTCATCAGCTTGAGAAGCTCTATATCTTACATGTAAGAAAGGACGTCTAATGTTTGTACCTAAGATTTGGTCGTAAACAGTAGAAGTACCTGCAGGAACTAATACTCCCTCAATTGAAGCAGGACCAGTCATTGCACCACGCGTAGAAGCGTCGTTTAAGTATTTCCAATCTGTTTTGTAGAAATCGTAAGAACCTCTACGGAATCCTGAGAATCCTAAGTTCAATGCCATTTCTTCAGAGTTTTCGAAAAGACCAAAAGCAGTACCACCTGCATAACCTCCAGAGATAGCAGCTAACATATCGTCAAAATCAAGAGCAGTATTTCTGTTCAAGAATAACATGTTTTCTTCAATAGCTCCTTGAGTATCTAGGTTTTTAAGTATTGCGTCGAAAGCGTCGATACCAGCAGCAGCAGTAAATCCTACTTCTACGTTACCTCCGTTTTGGATAGCAGCAAATAAACCTTCAGTACCAATAATACCTACACCAGCAGCTCCAGCAATAGGAGATACAGCAGCATTTTTAAGCTCACCTTCAACCATAGACATTTCTAAGTAATCTTCGAAACGTAGTCTAGTTTCAGACTCAGCTTTTAAATACCATAAGTAACCACCTGTTCCATCTTCAGTAGCAACTTCTACCCAACCGATCTGAGCAGTGTCAGAACCATTAATAGAATATTGGCTTCTAATGATAATAGGATTGTTACTAAAAGTAGTAAACGCAGGGTTTACAGTAATCATAGGGTTAGCAGCAGAGATTGCGTTTGCTCCTGATATTCCTTGAGCTGAACTCTGTCCTTTTTGATAATCAGAACCATACACAAATACTTTAACTAAACCAGTTAAACCGGATAGATCAGCAGCAGTATAAGGTTGTACAGATATAAGACCAGTAGCACTGTTAGACGCGTCAACAAAACATTTTAATTCACCACCAAAGTCGTCCATAACGACAACTGTTGAAGCTGGAGAAACAACATTTGAAACTTGCGTGTTTGCACCACCGTTAGTAATATCAATACCTAGATTCGCGGCGCCACCAGCGTTAGCGGCAATTGCACAATTAGCATAAGATATGTGTAAACGATTTTGTTCAGACCAAATTACTTGATCAGAAGTCATAGGCATTTCAGCGCCTACCATTCTTAAAAATCCGGATAACGTTCTGTTACCGTATCTTTCTACTTCAGCTTCGTAAAGCTCTGGTAAATATTGCTGAGCAAAATTTCCACCAGCACCATCGAATGTAAGGTAATTTGCCTGAAGTAATTGTTGAGTTTGAGAAGGTACTATACTTCCAAACTGTGGGGATAAAGCCATAATTTTTAATTTTAATTAGTTAAACTTTTTTGTTTTTATTTTTAATTTTGATGAATCTAAACCACTAATCGACTTTACTTTTAATCCATTTATGAAAACATTTCCATCGGCAACTTGCCTAGGTCCATCTTGCGCTGGATTCTTAGAATTTGTAATAACACCCTTGATGCCATCAGCTTTTCCTTGTTCATAAAAATGATGAGCTAGTTTATCAGCATTCATTGCAGCGTACATAGCTTTGTGGTACCCACTTGGATCTGTCATATTTCCGTCTTTGTCTAAATACTTACTTACGAAATTCTGAACATCCACTTGAGTTTCACCTACCTTAGCTGGATCTTTAACACCGTATCTAAATTTCTTATCCCCCACATTAAAATCAAAACCTTTGAATTCTTTATTGAATAATTTTTTAGTACGATCTCTAAAATCACCGTGTTGTGCTTGAGCTTTTTCTTGCTGCTTTTTATATCGGTCATAAAAGCTTAACGCCTCTTGTTGCTCTTGAGTTACGCCCGGTCTCAACTTGATCTCGTCGTAATATTTACTCTTAGAGCTTTCTAAGTATTGTTTTGCTTTTGCAACTTCTTCTTTATAAGCGAGTTTCTTTTTACGTATAGCTCGCTCTTCATCTATGTCCTCATCATACTTAAAATTGTCTTCCATTAAGAAAGCTATTTCTTCTAAATCTAAGTGTGGTTTGGATTTAAGATAATATTCTTTTAAAATCTCAGAGCCGTTAAGCTTAGAGTAATCCTTGTTTAATGCCACGTAGTCTTCTACGCTTCCACCTGTTTCTTCCATAAAAGAAACTAGTTTTTCTACATTTTCAGGTAGAGGTTTTCCTAAAATCTGTTGATCTCTTACGGCTTCTTGAGCCTCTTGTCTAACCTCTTTAACTTCTTCATCGGTTATTTCTTGGAGTGGAGTGACTTCTTCAACAACCTCGCTGGGCTCTTGTATTTGTTTGTCCACTTCAACCAAATTTCCGGCTTGTTTTTCTTCAGGAACATTTCCTGTTTCTCCGATACGAATGGCATTATCTTCTTTTGGTATTTCAACCTTTACAACATCTGGTGTAATTTCACCTGTTGCTTCTGGTTTTGTTAAATCTACTTTTACAGGATCATTACCACTAAGGTGTCCTAAGTTTTTTGGTGTTTTCTTTTTTTTAATTTTAAAATCACCTTCTTGTTTGACTTCTTGAGTCGTTGTGTTTTCTGACATAATATAATATAATTAAATAATTAAATAATTAAACTTTAGGCATTAACTCTTCTATGTTAAATCCTAAGTTGTTTTCTCCTGTATTTTCAAAATCAACAGGGTTAGAGTCATTTTGTCTCTGCTGTATCAATTTACTCTGTTGAGTACCTTGCATTTTTAATCTTTTATCTTTACGATCTTCAATATCTTTTTCTTTAGAACCTTCAGCTCCTGTTTTTATTTGAGCTAATTGAAATTGATAACCATACTCTTGCTGCATTAATTTAGCTTTTATCTGCATTTCAGTTTCCATTCTACTTATTTCAAATTGAGACTTAGCTTGCTCTATACTAACTTTTTGTTGAGTTAATGCTGCTTGTTTTTGAGTTTCTGCTAATGCAGTTTGCTCTGCTGTTTTAGCAGCGGCTTCACCTTGAGCAGCTATCATTCTTTCTTGATTTGCTCTTTCTCTAGCTAATTTCTTTTTACGTTTTTGTTTTAGTAATTGATTTGCTAGTTTTAGATTTTTAATTTGACGAATATCTATAGCGTCTTCTAAGTCAATACCTCCAGATTGCAAGGCAACTTGAATGTTTTGCTCTAGCTGAGCTCTCTCTTCATCATCAGGTTCTAACTCTAAGAATATACCAAAGTCATGTAAGTTTAAATTAGATATTTCTCTTAATGTTTCTACGTTATATATAGATATACCTTCTACTAAAGCATTAGCTGTTAAAGGATAACTTAAAGCATCTGCTAGTTTTAAGGATATATTTTCACATATTTTTAAAGCAATATATAAACTACCTTGATTTATATGTTTTGTAGCTATATTAGATTGGTTAGCTGCCATTTTAGCAAGACCCACTAAAGCGTCTTTATCAGGTAAACTACCATCTCTAGCTTCGTTAAGACCTGTCACGTCACGTATCATTTGTAAATAGTATTGATACGTTTGTATCAGTGCAGCTAGTTTTTGACCACCTGCAGATGACTGTAGTTCTTGAATAGGTACTTTACCTCTATTAGGATCACCATCTTGAGTAAGTGATCTACCGACTATACTACCTGTTTGAAAATACATATTTAATGCTTCAGCTGGATTGTAGTTTGTACCATTACCTAGATCAACCTCTGCTAGACCGTCCATGTCTAAGAATACACCATCAGGCACCATTCTAGCTAATACCTGTTGCATCTTTAAGTGTGTTAGCTGTATCATGTCTGCAAAACCCGTACATCTACTTACAATAGATTCTATTCTACCTTTATACATTCTTGGTGCAACTATAGAATAATTCATTTCTATCTTAGTAGTATCAGCAGCTGGTCTTGTCATATTTTCTGCTAACTCCCATTTTAGTATTGTATTTGTTCCTAATACTTTAGCTCCAGTGTATAATACCTCTATACTTCTACTAACTCTTTCAAACCCATCGTTTGGTGGAGGATTAAATTCATCTGTTTTTT